GCCCGGGGGTTTTCGATCCGCCCCGGGGCCGTTCCTAATAGGGAGGGGTGTCGATATGCCGCAGTGGGCAGGTTGGGGTCCCGGTAGCGAGGTGCTCCTCGCCCGCGTCGACTACGACGCGCAGTATCGAAACATTGTCAAGTGGCAGAATTTCAAGCAAATCGACGCCTACCTGCGCCGCAGGGGCGGCAAATCGCTCACGATCAACAAATTCACGCCCCTCACTCAACAGCAAACAGTGCGGCTAGACATCCCCTGGCCGCAGGCGATGCAATTCAACTACGTCCGCGTACGCGACCCGAAACTCTCCAACCTCCATCCGCAAGACGACGATGTTCGCGTCTACTACTATTTCATTAACGACATCGCGCAGGTGGCGCCGGATACGATTGAGCTCGCCCTGCAGCTTGACGTATGGACCACCTACTGCTGGAACGTTCGGTTGCGCACCGCCTACGTCGAGCGCGGCCACCTGCCGGTGGCGGCGACGTGGCGCGGCCGCAACCACGACGTCCTCCGCGAAACCGAGGGGCTCGATCTCGGCGCCGACTACATGGTGCAATGGACCGAACGATATAATCTTGCCACGCTGCAGGACTGCGGCGTCATGGTCATCGCCGGTACTGATTTCACAGGAAATCCCGGTAACACGCAGAACCCGCACCTGGACACCGCCAAAGGCTCCGGTTTCGAGGGGCTGCCGAACGGCGCCGACATCATCATTTTCCGTAGCATCGCGGCTTTCGAGGTTTTCGCACTGTCGTGCAGTCTCTACCCGTGGGTGGCGCAGGGGATCCAGTCGATCCAGATCATGCCATGGGGCGACAGTGACGGTCAGCATCCGTTCCTTGATGTTGTCTACAGCCACGAATGCGAGCTCCCCGACAGCCATTTCATCCCCGGCATGGATCTCAATAATGTCGCGATCGTCCGTGCACGCAAGCAAGGCGACCAGCACGCCGGCGCCGTCATGTGGGGCCGCCAGCAAACGTTTTTCCCCGACGGCATGCTCTCGGTGGCGGGGGCCCTCGCGTACCCCGACTGGCAGCAAAACTACTCAAAGCTTTTCACTTCGCCCTTTGTGTGGATAGAGCTCACCAACTATGCCGGCCAGTCTATGACTCTCCGCCCCGAGTATCTGCCGAAGGGCGGCGTCACAACGATCGCCTGCCTGCGGCATTTCGCCCCGCCGTCGCCCCGCGTCGTGTGCTGGGTAAAGGACTACCTCAAGGGTGGTCCGGCGCAGAAGGGGGCGCTCGACGGCAGCTACCTGGACTGCAGTATCTATTTCACCAACTTCCCGACATTCTCTATCACCAATAATGCCGGTATCGCAGCACTAGCGTCTCAGGCGCATTCGATCGCTTTTTCCCGGCAGTCCGCCGAGTGGGGGCAGCAGAAGGCTCTCGCCGGCAACCAGATCGCCTACGACCAGGCCTCGCAGGCGATGGCGACGTCCACGACCACGACCAACCTCACGAACTCGGCCCGCACCGCCCAGATGGACCTGTCGAATGCCGCGAGGTCCCAGTCGACGGCCATCACCAATGACGCCGCGTGGGACCAGACTAAATTGTCGATGGCCAACACGGGCCTTGGCATTGTCGGAAACCTCCTGAGTGGCAACGTCGGCGGCGCCCTGAAAGGGGGCGCCTCGATCGCGACCGCGGCGGCGTCAAACAACATCAACACGAACGCTCGGAACGCGCAGACCGAGCTCGCCAACTCGACGGCGGCGGCCTCCACCGGCATCTCCAACCAACTCGCCTCCCAGATCAACCAGGCCCAAAACCACCTCGCCGCCTACAACCGCGACACGAACCGCGCCTACGCCGATATGGTGGCCAAAGGCGACTACGCGAACGCGATCGCCGGCGTCAACGCGCGCGTCCAGGACACGCAACTCACCCAGCCGTCGACGTCGGGGCAGATCGGCGGTGACGCTTTCATGCTGGCCACGTCTGGGTGGGCGGTCTGGCTGCGGATCCGCGGCCTCAACTCCGGGGCCGCCCACCGCGTCGCGCAGTTTTTCGCAAGGTACGGGTATGCCTGCAATCGCTACGTCGATATGGCCGCCTACCGACTCGACCTTATGACGCATTTCACATACTGGAAACTTGCGGACGTGCACATCGAGGCGCCTCGGTGTCCACAAATGTTTGTTGACACGATCCGCGGTATTTTCGAGTCGGGCACGACCGTCTGGGGGGACCCCGAGGAAATACCGACCATGAAGCTTTACGAAAACGGACCATACGAGGTGGTGAAGATATGAAGGGTGCTGACGACGTCTACGACATGGTAACCGCGCGGGGGCGCTTCAAAAGAAACGAAGCGCTCGCCCGTACGGGCATGAATTTCAACATCTACTGGCGGACCCTCAGGATGCTCGCTATGGCAAGATTTAAATGGGAGGGACTGCCGGACACCGTCGACGAGCGGTACGTAGAGATGACCCTCCATAAAAACGGTTTGGTCATCTTTTCCCTCGATTCACATTTCGGGATTTTCACGGCGCTGGCGGGCACTCCGAGCGGCGACCGCGACATCTACAATCGTCCGCTCTCCTACTACCTCAACGCTAACTCGAAGATCAACCGGCACGTCAAATCCCGTGACTGCGTGCCCATCTGGGCTAACGACATGCACGAGCCGGATAACGACGTCGTCACTGCCTACGCGGCGCGACTGTCGGAAATCGACCGTACGATCGACATCAACCTCGCCAACACGCGAAATCCGCTCATCCTCGCCGTGGAGCCGTCCGAGATGCTGACGGCGCAGAACTTTCAGCGACAGATCGTTGAGGGACAGCCGGTCATCTACACGATCAAAACCAACGGCGGAGAGAGCATCGCCGAGAAAGTTGTCACCATCCCGAACCAAGTGCATCCCCAAGTCGTCACCGAGAATCTAGCGGCACGCAGGGCCATCTGGAACGACGCAATGATGATGCTCGGCATCCAGGCGGCACCCCCCGGCAAAAAAGAGCGCATGGTCGCCGACGAAGCGAACTCCTTGGACGGGCAAACGATGGCTTTCCGCGGCATGGCACTCTCCCAGCGCGAGCAGGCCTGCGAGAAAATCAACAAAAAATACGGACTCGACGTCTCCGTCTCGTGGCGCCTCACCGACGCCATGGTCGAGGGCTTCGTCGGCAACCTCGACGTCGCGAGCGAACAGGAGATATAATGGCAGCCGATTTCACCATGCTTCTCCGAGACGTCGTAGACGTCACCGGCGGCGACTGGGGCGTCGAGACCTACCCCATTTTCGACGAGGCCTACCGGAAGCAACTCAACCAGACCCTGTATGAGATCTACTGCTACCGCGAGATAGGCTTCGAAACGATCGATATTTTCCGGCAGCAGGTCGCCGCGAAGCTGCGCCTCGTCATGCCCTACTACAATCAGCTATATGAATCGACCAGGCTACAGTACGATCCGCTCTCCGCGGTGGACATGACGACCTGGACCGACGCCAACCAGTCCGGCAGTGGCAGCCAGAAATCGACGTCGTCCAGCGAATCCACGTCGTCCGGCGAGTCGACGTCGGCCGGCCGCGAGCACGCCTACCCCGGCAGCCCCATCTACAAAGAAGGGGACTATGCGACAACTGGGACGACGTCGGAGGGGCGCACCGCCGGCAAAAACGACCAAAAAGCGACCTCCGACGCCTCCCACTCGGACATGGCGGAGTCACACGCCAGGTCGGGCCAGCGAGGCAGGATGACATCCGGCGCCGCACTCATCACGGAGTACCGCCAGGCGATGCTCAACGTCGACCAGATGGTTGTCGCCGAGCTAGAGCCCCTTTTCATGGGCATCGCCTCGTCCGGAGACGCCCACGTCGGCTCCGACGCGACGTATCCTTTCGGCCTGTGGTATCCTTGGTGGGGGAGGTAGTATCATGCCGGTAGAAAATGTGCCGTTTTTCACAATCCAGGACACGCCACTGACGAATGTGACTCCGTTCACATTCCGAGACGGTATCACCTATGTCGAAAAACTCGAGCGCGTCGCCAGAAATTGCCAGAATTTGGTCGACGCCATCAACAAGTGCATCAAAATATGCAACGAACTCGAAGCCAACGTCAACAAGACGGTCGCGCAGCTGCGCGCCGAAACCGATCGTAAAATACAATACGCTATCGACGAACTTTACAGGAAGCTCGCCGCCCGCGGCAGCGAGAAGATCTTCGTCACCGACCCCGTCGACGGCGTCACCACGAAAACCCTCTCCGAGGCGCTCGCCAACATGTACAGTAACCTGCGCACCGCCGCAAGGTTCGCCGTCGAGGCCGATAAGATCGGCGCCACGGCGCAGCAGCTTGACGAAATCGGCTGGCGCGCCCGCCAATGGGACCTTGACCCCGAAAACTCCACCCCTCACGCGGTACGAAAGGACATTTGATGAGCTCTACCGACAAGACTGAAACCCTTGCGCTCTCGCAGTTTCTCGACAACGATAAGCCTACCTGGCGCGGCGACTACAACGGCGACATGCGCAAGATCGACCTGCGCGCAGCCGAAGATACCTCAAAATTTAATTCGATGGAGATCCGCATTAAAAAAGCGGAAGACACCGTCGCCGGCGACCACGCCATCGTCGGGCAGATCGATCAGAAGATCGCCGACGCCGAAGGTCGCGCCAAGGCAGAGACGACCCGCCAGGTGAAATCCGCCTACGACGATCTCGGGCTGAAGGTCGCCAACCGCTATACGAAAGAGGAATCCGACAGCAGGTACATGCTGAAAAACGCCGCGTCCCCCGAGCTCGTCGCCGTCATCTGCGGCACGTCGAACGTCGTAGAGGGCAAGTGGCCGACACTCATGTGCAGGGCGATGGGGATCACTGAGAAGAACTTTGCCAAAGGGGGCACGGGCATAGCGCAGGGTGCCGACAACTTTCAGGTGCAGATGAACCGCGCCATCGCAGACGGCAGCTTCTCAAACGACAACGTTAAATACGTCATCATCGCG